TTGTGCAAATGGAACATCTGTGGTGATATACGCATTTGACCCATTATTTGACCTAAACACTCAATTCTATACGACATCAACAGGTGATGTTACATATGACATGACAGGATTTTATAGTGATGGAAATTCTGTAATAGAATTAAACAGTGGTGGATTGAAAATTGGGGCATATGGTTTATGTTCTGCTTTAGCAACACCTACACCAACACCTACACCAACAACTACAACAACACCAACACCTACTGTGACTCAGACACCTACTCAAACGTTTGCATGGTATACTTATAGTTTAGGAACAGGTGCAACAGCAAATGATGCTTGTACGGCATTTGGTTCATCACCTCAAACAATTTATGGGTCAGTTGCAGGTGGTGTAGGTCCAAACGTAGGTGAATACTTATATGAGACATCAGGAATACCATTAACAGATGCGGTTCCAAATGGTTTCTATTCTAACGGAACAGCTTGGTATCAAGTTACAGGTGGATTAGGACAAATTACATCTTCAGACCCTAACGGTTGTTCAAACTTACCATCATCTACACCAACTCCAACTATAACTCCAACTCCAACTATAACTCCAACAATTACAAGTTCTCTTACTCCAACACCTACTCAAACTCCAACACAAACAGAAACACCTACTCAAACTCCAACACAAACAGAAACACCTACTCAAACTCCAACACCAACATCTACTGTATTATTTAATATGATTGGTGAGAATCAATCAACAACTGATTCAGCAATTATAAATTTTGTTGATGACGGTGGAACTATACCACTCAGTATTCTATCAGGGACGTTCCCTGTAGGTTCAGGACAAACACTTAACGCAATACATGGTGTGACATTTGGTAATCCTAGAGCTTCCATAACTGGAACAACTTCTGTTAATTATGTAGTTGAACTCAATGGGTCGGTGTTAAGTTCAGGGTCAACAAACCCACCATCATCAATTGGATTAACAAGTGGCGGAGTTCCTTTACAAATTTCAGACGTGGCAAAAATTACACTTACAAATTAAATTTAAAAAATAATAAAGTCAAAACCCTCTACTTTGGTAGGGGGTTTTTTATTATTATTCATAAAAACAATTTATGAGCAAAATTTTTATACAAATTGCGAGCTACAGAGACCCACAGTTGGTCCCAACTCTAAAGGATATGATTGCAAATGCCAAGAAACCAAAAAATTTAGTTTTCTCAATTGCAAGACAATTCAGTGAAACAGATGGGTTTGATAACCTTGATGAATTCAGAAACGATAAAAGATTTAAAATTTTAGACATTCCTTACCAAGAAGCTAAAGGTGTTTGTTGGGCAAGAAATTTAACCCAACAATTGTATGATGGTGAAGAATATACAATGCAGATTGACTCTCACATGAGATTTGAAAAAGATTGGGATGAAACTTTAATTAAAATGATAAAGGGTCTACAAAAAGACGGTTACAAGAAACCTCTACTTACGGGTTATGTCCCGTCTTTCGACCCTGAAAATGACCCAGCGGGAAGAGCTAAAGATGCATGGAGAATGTCATTTGACAGATTTATTCCTGAAGGTGCGGTGTTCTTCTTACCTGAAACAATCCCAGGTTGGAAAGAACTTAAAAAGCCTGTGACGGCAAGATTCTATTCGGCTCACTTCTGTTTTACATTAGGGCAGTTTTCAACTGAAGTTCAACACAATCCTGAATATTATTTCCACGGAGAAGAAATCTCAATTGCTGTAAGAGCTTACACTTGGGGTTATGATTTATTCCACCCACACGTTCCTGTAGTTTACCATGAATATACTCGTAAGGGTAGAACAAAACAATGGGATGACGATAAGGGTTGGGGTGAAAGAAACAGAATTTCTCATTTGAAAAACAGACAACTCTTTGGTATGGACGGCGAAAAACAAGAAGGACATGACGGACCTTATGGATTTGGACCTGAAAGAACTTTGAGAGAATATGAAAAGTATGCAGGAATCTTATTCGAAAAAAGAGCAATTCAACAATACACATTAGATAAAAATTATGCACCGAATCCATATAACTATGAGACAGAAGAGGATTGGAAAAACGATTTTGCTGTAGTATTCAAACATTGTATTGATATCGGATATGCACAAGTTCCAGAAAAAGATTATGATTTTTGGGTGGTTGCATTTCATAATAAAGAGGATAAAACTTTATTTAGAAAAGATGCTGATAAGGCGGAAATTAGTAGAATGATGAATGACCCTGATAAGTATTGTAAAGTGTGGAGAGAATTCCAAACATCAGAAACACCAACTTATTGGGTTGTTTGGCCTCACTCAGAGTCAAAAGGATGGTGTGATAGAATTACTGGTCAATTAACACACAATCACATAAGTTAAGTATTTAAATAAAATTATCATGATAAAAGAATGGAGTTACAACCAAGTTGGTGGAAGAAGAGATGAAATAAAAAAATATATTTTAGATAATAATTTGATGTCTATTGATTTAGGCGCTTCCGCAATGTATTGGTCTTATCCTGAGTGTAAGTTTGTTGCGGATTCATTAGTTATTTCGAAAGAAGGAACAACCTTTTTTGAGGTTAATTTAGAAGATAAAAACACTTGGTCAGAATTGTTATCATATGTGGCATTGAATGGAAAGTTTGATTTTTCAATTTGTTCTCATACTCTCGAAGATGTTTTTAACCCTTTGGAGTTGATAGAATTGTTAGAAAAAATTTCTAAATCAGGATTTGTTGCAATTCCATCTAAGTATGATGAGTTCTCATTCTTATATGAAAACAAATATAGAGGGAATGCTCATCACAAACAATTTTTTGATGTGATTGACAATGAACTTGTTGTGTTTCCAAAGTTTTCTTGGATAGAAAATAATGAAAGGAGTAATGAAGTTTTAAAATACGACAAAGGGCATGAATTGTCTTTGACTTGGGAAAAAGAAATTCCTGTAAAGATATTTGCACAAGGAAAACCTTTTAGGTCAGACGGAGATTTAATACATAATTACTATAATGAATTAATGAATTAGGATGAGTAAGATAGCAGTTATAAGTATATTATTTGATTATCCGAATCATTTTATTCCAACCTTCGAAAACAAACTTCTTAAAGATTTTAATCAAGAAGATTATTATGTTATTAGGTATGTAAGTGAAAACGAATCAATTAAGAATGAAAGTTATTATTTTAAGTTTACACATTTCAGAATAAAAAAATTCGTTAGTTTCATAGAAGAAAATATTTTAGGAAAATATGATTATTTTATTCTTTTGGACGCTACAGACATAGGATATGTTGGTGATATAAAAAATATTCCAAGCATTATGGAGGAATATAAATGTAACATTTTATTTGGTGCTGAGAGGAATCTTTGGCCGAATACTGATTACAGTCATTTACATGAAAATAAGGAAATTCCAACATCATATAAGTTTCTTAATGCAGGTGCTTTTTGTGCAAAACCAGATTCTTTTGTCTTTCATGTTAAAGAAATAATAGAAAGAGGATTGGTAGGTTTGTGTGACCAAGGAAATTGGCAGATTGAATATCTTTTAAATTCGGATATTGAATTAGATTACAATAATAAACTAGTGTTAAATTCTTATTTGGCAAAAGATGATTTAATTATTGGTTATGATGGTATTGAATTCAAAACAAACACACCAATTTTTGTTCATGATAATGGAGGATATAATGACGATACAATAAAAATAATGGAATATTTCAAATGAGAACAGTAAGAATTACAAGACAAGGATTTCCAAATCACGGTCAACATAGTTGGATAAACTATTTTAAATTCATTTTATCTAAAAAGTATAATGTAATTATCGACCCAATAAATCCTGATATTATTATACATTCTGATTTGAATTATAATGAGAATAATATTGACACATATACAGGACACTTACCAACTAAATTTACACAAACAGATAAAAACAAAAAATTTATTTATGTGTCTGGTGAAGTTGCTAACTTTAGAGATTGTTTGGAATCAAATGAGAATCAATGGTCAATAGGTTATAATAAATTCGAACACCCAAGATTTTTAAGACAACCTTCAGGTGTATTGGATGTATGGACTCTTTTTGATGAATCAAGATTGGTTGATAGTCCGTTGAATTGGTTGACAGAAAAGAGAGACTTCGATAAGATATTTTCAAGGAATGTTAGGTTTTGTTCAATAACTCAAGCATCACATAATGATTTCAGAGAAAGTGTTTTTAACAAACTTGGAGAATACAAACAAGTTACATCATCTGGACCATGGAAACAAAATATCGATAGGTCTGAAGAACTTAACAAATACCAATGGATGAATCCTGTTTATGTTGGTAGAAATGATGGATTAACATATAGAGAAAAATTAAATTTCTTTGAGAAATATAAATTCAACATTGCAATTCACTATACCAACACTGATTACATTCTACAAGAAAAAATATTCCACGCTTATTTCAGTGGTGCAATACCAATTTTCTTTGGAAACAAATACATTTTGGAAGAAGGTTTTAACCCTGAAAGTTTTATAAATTTACATGACTTTACAGATTTGAATGAATTTTTATCATTAGTTAAGGAGATTGATACTAATGAAAGTTTATATAGAAAATATATCGAATCTCCAATCTTTGTTGATAATAAATTACCAGATTATTATAACTTTGATTATACCCTAAACTTTTTAGAAAAAATAGTTGAATCTTAATGAAATACATTTTTACCACGTTAGCTGTAGGTGAAACATATCTTCAAAACGCATCAGAGTGTTATACAAAATATAGTGACCGTTGCACTGCAGACTTTAATATAACAACAAACGAACAATATCAGGTTGGTCCTAAAGTTAATTTAGACATATTCAAATTGGATAGATACGAAGACGGTAATCCCGGTTTTTCGTTTTACCTCAATTTAAAAGTGTTGTCTTTAAAATATTGTTTGGATAAAGGTTATGACTACATCATATATAACGATGCTGATTGGAGAATGACCGAAAATTTTAGTGAAGATAAATTATTTAAAATGTTCAATCACATGGAAAACAATAATTTAGACTTCCTTTTCGAAAGACCGGCTAAGATTGGTGGTCATAAGCAAGATATGAGTAATTGTTTCTTTGATAGAAAATTATACGACTATCATGTATTCGAACACTCAAAATGGGATGAAGCTCACGTAGTTAATGAACAATTTATGGTTTTCAAGAATACTTGGAAATTCAGATATTTTGTTAGAAGGTGGGAAGAGTTTTTATGGTATTCAATTCACAATAACATAAGAAACTATCCTGATGGTTTTGACATTGGGGTGTCAGCATTAGATGCTGAAATGAAATGGGATTGGAATAGTTTTAGGGGATTTTTACCTGGATGTTTCGAGTTCCATGATAAAGCAGGAAATTTACATACAAGATTTTAATATGAATATACAAGAAAACATCACCAAGTTTACTGACTTGGAAAAAAACGACAGTCTATCTGCATTTAGAGGACACACGGCACAACAAAGCCATAACGCATATCAAGTTTTTTATGACTTCATCTCAGAAGTTAAACCAAGAAGAATTTTGGAGATTGGAACCGCATTAGGTGGGTTTACTGAATTCTTAAGATTGATAACAAACGAACTTAATTTAGAAACCAAAATATTATCATATGATATTGCCGAAAGACCATGGTATAACCAAATGATTGAAAAGGGAATAGATGTAAGAGTTGAGAACATTTTTAATGATGATTGGTCAGGAGTAAAACAAGAGGTTTCTGATTTTATAAAAGGGGATGGTCTTACTATTGTTCTTTGTGATGGTGGTTGGAAAATTGGTGAATTCAAAGTGTTATCTAAACTTATTAAAGAAGGTGATTTTATTCTAGCTCACGATTATTCTTTTAGTAAAGAAGTTTATGAATCAGAAATTAAAGATAAAATTTGGAATTGGTGTGAAATTACGGAATCAGATATTGAACAGTCTGTAATAGAAAATAATCTAAAATCTTATCAAGCAGATAAATTCTCCCAAGCAGTTTGGGTTTGCAAAGTAAAATAGTATATGAACGGAGTGACTTTAGTAACAGGTATTTGGGATATTGGTAGAGGTGAACTATCTGAAGGATGGTCAAGACCTTATCAACATTATTTAGATAGATTCGAAAAACTATTGGATGTTGAGGAAAACATGATAATTTTTGGTGATGAAAGTTTGAAAGAACTTGTTTTCAGGAAAAGAACGTCAGATAACACTCAATTTATAGTTAGAGATGTTTCTTGGTTCAAGAATGAATTCTTTGACAAAATTCAAAACATTAGAAATAGTGATGAATGGTCAAATCAAGTCGGGTGGCTAAAAGATTCAACGCAAGCAAGACTTGAATATTACAACCCTTTGGTGATGTCTAAGGTATTCCTATTACATGACGCTAAAATTATGGACCAATTCAATTCAGAATATTTGTTTTGGATTGATGGTGGTATTGCGAACACAGTTCATCCTGGTTATTTTACACACGATAAAGTATTTGATAAGTTGCCTAAATTCATTTCCAAATTTTCATTTATTTGTTTTCCATATGAGGCAACAAGTGAAATTCATGGATTCAATTGTCATGTTTTAAATGAAATTGCTGGAGACAAAGTTAATAAAGTTGCAAGAGGTGGATTTTTTGGAGGACCTAAACACACAATTGCGGATATAAATTCAATATACTACGGATTATTAAGTTCAACCCTAAATGAAGGATACATGGGGACGGAAGAATCAATCTTTTCAATCATGTGTTATAAACATTCAGATTTAATTAATTATTTCGAAATAGAGGGCAACGGACTTATAAATAAATTTTTTGAAGAACTTAAGAACGAAACGTTAGTTGTTAAATCTGAAAATCCGACAAGAGGATTATCAAATTTAGATACAAATAAAGTTGGATTGTATGTGATTGGATTCAATAGTCCAAAACAATTCAAGACTTTAATAGATTCAATGTTGGCTTACGACCAAGATTACATTTTAAAAACTAAAAAGTTTTTATTAGATAATTCAACCGACCTATCAACTACCGAGGAATATTTGGCAATTTGTAATGAGTTTGGTTTTGAACATATTAAAAAAGATAATTTAGGTATTTGTGGTGGAAGACAATGGATTGCGGAGCATTTTGACCAAACTGATTTAGATTATTATTTATTTTTCGAAGACGATATGTTTTTCCATCCGAAAGACGGAGTTTGTAGAAATGGATTCAATAGATTTGTTCCAAATTTATATTCTAAGACTTTGGAAATTATTAAGAAGGAAAATTTTGATTTCTTAAAACTAAACTATTCAGAATTTTTTGGTGACAATGGGACACAATGGTCTTGGTATAATGTTCCACAACATTTAAGAGTTGAATATTGGCCAGAAAAACCTAGACTACCCCAAGTAGGATTGGACCCAAATGCACCAAGAACTTTATTTAAATCGGTTCATTCACATAAAGGAATCCCTTATGTTAAGGGTGAAGTTTATTATTGTAATTGGCCACAAGTGGTTTCAAGAACAGGAAATCAAACAATGTTTTTGGATACAACGTGGGCACATCCTTACGAACAAACATGGATGAGTCATATGTATCAGTTAACAAAACAAGGAAAATTATATTCAGGTTTATTGTTAATGACTCCAACAGAACACGATAGGTTCGAACATTACGACAGAAGTATACGCAAAGAGTCATAACAATATATTTATTGTTATGGAATTTTATATCAAGAAAAACGCAACACTTCCTGTATTAAAAATGCAGGTTGTAAAAGATGGTAGAGCGGGTTATCTGCAGTTAATGGAAGACTTAGAAGTTTCAACAATTTTCTTTTCGATGATTGATGTTGAGACTGGTATCCCTAAGATTGTATCTGCACCTGCTGAGATTGTTGCATTGATAATGGCCGAGGACGGAGCTCCAACCGAATACTACATTTATTTCAAATTCTCATCAAGAGATACAAACACACCTGGTAGATACCAAGGACAATTCTTAATCAAAAACGATGAAGGAAGTCTTATTTTACCGATTAGAGAAGAACTTTATATCAACGTTCAAGACAGCTTTATTTCTGAAACGGCTTGTTGTTAATTTGATTAATCACCAACATTTTTTATATTTATTGGAGAAGGTAAATTTCACATATTGTGAAAGCTAATAGACCACTCTAAAAAATATATTATGATATCTAACGAAGAGATAGAATCGTTCCTACATGGAAACGACCCTGAAGAATTTATAGTCGCAATCGAGTTTGACTACGCATCCAATTCAATTTACAAAATCAAAGAGGCACCTGGTAAAGGAAAAGAAATCCGTAAGGATACATTCATTCCGTTTGCATGGGTTGGTGATTTACGTGGGTTAAAATTTTACGGTGATTCCAAAGCAGTTCAGAAAGAGGCGATGACCAAATACGGAATCATGATTGACAAGTTAGAGACTCAGGGTAATGAAAGACTCGAAAAAGGTTTAACTTATATGGTTAAGTCTTTGAAAGGATATCGTGAGTTAATTCAGTTTTTTAGAGATGGTGGTTGTGACCCTTGGGGTGAAAAAGCCAAGGACAAAATAATGATTCTACCTCCTGTAGAACAATACTTAATTTCCAAAGAAAAAAGATTATTCAAGGGTTATGAAGACTACGACCAAGTTACGAGACTTGTATTCGACTTGGAGACGGATGCCCTTGACCCTAAAGATGGTCGTATTTTCATGATTGGAATTAAAACCAACAAAGGATACCATCGAGTGATTGAGTGTCTTGATGAGTCTCAAGAGAAGACTGCAATCATCGAGTTCTTCCGAGTAATAGATGAAATCAAGCCGAGCATTATTGGTGGATACAATTCTGCGAACTTTGACTGGCATTGGATATTCGAAAGATGTAAAATATTGGGGGTTGAACCCAAGAAGATTTGTCGTTCATTACACCCCCAACATTCATTCACAAGAAAAGACAGTATGTTGAAACTTGCGAATGAAGTAGAGGAATATGTTCAAACATCTATTTGGGGTTACAATGTAATTGACATTATCCATGCTGTTCGTAGAGCTCAGGCTATCAACTCAAGTATTAAGGCTGCGGGTTTGAAATATATTACAAAGTTTATTAATGCTGAAGAACCTGACCGTGTGTATATTGACCATGAGAATATTGGTAAGATGTATAGGAACAAAGAAGAGTATTGGTTGAATGTTCAGAACGGAAAATATAAGAAGGCAACTGAATACCAAGATTTGGATATTAAGTTTCCTGGTGTATACATAAAAACTACTGGGGATAACCTCGTTGAGAGATATCTTGACGATGACTTGGATGAGACTTTGAAAGTTGATAAAGAATTCAACCAAGGTTCGTTCCTACTTGCTGCGATGATTCCAACAACATATGAGAGAGTTTCTACAATGGGAACTGCAACTTTATGGAAAATGTTGATGTTAGCTTGGTCATACAAACATGGTTTAGCTATTCCCGCAAAACAATCGAAGACAGACTTCGTAGGAGGTCTTTCTCGACTACTTAAGGTCGGGTATAGTAAGAACGTCCTCAAGCTCGACTTCTCGTCTCTATACCCCTCTATTCAACTTGTGCACGATGTTTTTCCTGAATGTGATGTGACAGGTGCAATGAAAGGAATGTTAAAGTATTTCCGTGACACCCGTATCAAATACAAACAACTTGCAGAAGAATACTATGACAAAGACCGTAAAAAATCTGAATCATATGGTAATAAACAATTACCGATTAAAATCTTCATTAACTCAATGTTCGGTGCGTTGTCTGCTCCTCAGGTTTATGCTTGGGGTGACATGTATATGGGAGAACAAATTACTTGCACCGGTAGACAATACCTTCGTCAGATGATTAGATTCTTTATGACAAAAGGATATGTTCCGTTGGTAATGGATACGGATGGTGTGAACTTCTCAACTCCTGATGATGCAAAAGACAGAGTTTATGTTGGTCGTGGTTTGAATTGGAAGGTTAAGTTGGGTAAAGAGTATTATGGACCTGAAGCGGATGTTGCGGAGTATAACGATATATTCATGAGAGGTGAGATGGCTCTTGATACCGATGGTGTATGGCCTTCATGTATAAATCTTGCCAGAAAAAATTACGCTGTTATGGATGCCAAAGGAAAGATAAAATTGACTGGCAACTCCATTAAGTCAAAGAAACTACCTTTATATATTGAAGAATTTTTGGATAAGGGTATTAAGATGTTATTACAAGGTGACGGTAAGTCGTTCGTCGAATACTACTACGAATATCTACAGAAGATATTCGATAAGAAAGTTCCATTAAGTAAGATTGCCCAAAGAGCAAAAGTTAAACTGACTCTTGATGAATATAGAAAGAGATTGACAACTAAAACTAAAGCGGGGAATAGTATGTCTCGTATGGCACACATGGAACTTGCAATACAGGAAGGGTTAGGTGTAAACTTGGGTGATGTGATTATGTATGTCAATAATGGAACGAAGGCATCGCAAGGTGATGTTCAGAAGATGACTGCAAAACAAATCAAAGATACAAACGCTTTGAACCTACACAACAATCCTAAAGCAAAACCAATCACGGATGGTGTTATGGTAAACTGTTACATGTTAGATAAAGATATCTTAGATAAAGACCCTGATTTAACAGGTGATTATAATGTTCCGAGAGCAATCGCAACTTTCAATAAAAGAATTGAACCTTTGATGGTTGTATTCCAAGATGAAGTTAGAAATGGTTTAATTGTTTCTGACCCGGCAGAAAGAGGTATATTCACCACAGCACAATGTGAGTTAATCAATGGACATCCATTAGGTGAAGGTGACCAAGATGATTTACAAAAAGACGTGTTAGATGTAACCGAACAAGAGTTAAATTATTGGGAAAGACGAGGTCTAAAACCTGACTACATGTATGATTTAGCTGAAGAAGGTTGGGAACTTAAATTAGGAGTTCTTGAGACCGTCTGATGATAAGATATACCAATTATTAACAACGAATCTAAACTCAACACAAGCGTATCTATCTAAAAGAATTTCATCGTAATCCTCATCGATTTTTCCGATGTCAGGTTTTACGAGTGTTCTTGTCATAGCCTTAACGACTACGTGGTCTGTGGTTCTTGAATCTAACACGATTGTTGATTCATCGATACCTCTTACAACGATACACGCTTCTCCGTTTGTTGAGTATTCTCTTTCTGACACAGTAGATATTTCGGAAGTCTTTAAAGTAACTCCGTTGATGATTCTCTGTGATGGTATTGTTTTAATAATTGCCATTATATTACGTATATTTGTCTCGGCATTGCTCTGAACTTCATTTGTTTATTTAAGTTCTCAGCAATTAATGCTTCTCTTTCCATTACCTTTTCAGGTCTAAGTCTTGTTAACCATCCCTCGGCACCAATAAGTTCCTCAAGTAATTTAGACTTTTCGTCCTTAGCCTCAGTTAACAATGATTGGTAATCCATGGTAATTTCAGAGTCAGGTGTTTTCAAATTTCCACTATACTTACCTCTTACTCTTGCCAAAGTTTCTTTAACATATGCGGTGAACCATCTTCTAACCCATTGTTTACCTGGAGTATTCAAGTCTTCCCAAGTCAAATCTTCAATAGGGACGTCTGTTGGTAATTTGATGATATCTGGATTTGCTTTCAAACAATCAGCTCTGTCATCAGTGCCTACATCATAATACCAATACCAAACAGCTTTACCTGCATATAAACTATAGTTATTCCAATTGAATCTACCGCCAGGTGTGTTGTAAAGGAAAACGTTTCTTTTACCATCAGGTAATCCTGTAATTCTATAAGTTAAAGAACCACCAAGGATTCTGTTCAATATATTTGCCTCTTGCATTCTTATCAAGTAATCGAAACCTGACATCATGAAATAAGAACCTTGATAACCCATTTGAGCGTATCCGGCTTCATTAGCACCTAAACCAATACCACCAAAACCAAATCCACCAACACCACCTAAACCAAACGCAGTCCATGGTTGGTTACTGAACCATAAAAGTTCGTTAACTTCACGACCAGCAGGTATTTCGTAGTTTTGAGTGTTTGCACTTAATATAAAATAATCTTGTTTTAATACCCAAGGGCCTGTGGTTTGGAGACCAACAATTTTTGAATATGAGTATGCGAATTGTTGTTCAAAATCCATTGTTCTTGTAACAAGGGCTCTCGCTACAGATTTTTCCGTCATATTAAGGTTAACAAGGTTAACCCACTGACTATCAATCAACCATTGAAGAACATATTCTTCATAATCACCAATGGCAAGTTCCATCAGAGAATCCATCATCTCATCTTCAACTTCCACACTTCTGAGTGGAGCACCTAACAGGTGTTTAATTCTGGTATATATTTTCGACCTTTCTGGTTCTGGTATTACTGGCATATCATATAAATATATCTTTGTTTATTCTATTTCATGTAACAGAGAGTCTATGTTAAATGAATATTGATTTTCACTTGTTAATGGATTGTTTTTGAAAATAAGTATCTTATTTGTCTTCTGATTAACAAATATTAACCAATCAGTATCATATTTCTTCACATTACCTGTATCTAATAATTTTACCTTATTTTTCATCAAAGACATGTTAGAATATGGTTTTACCTGTGCAGTATATTCTTTACCATCTAAATTAACAATCAAATCAATTCCTTTGAATGCATCTTTTTTCTGTCCATGACCTCCGACTTGAATTATTTTCGCATCTTTACCGAAATACAATTCCATTTTCTTTGTTGCACTTGATTCACTTTTTTGACCTCTCTTCCAAAGAACCATTAGGACTTTGATGATATTAATAAAATCTTTGTTTGTTTTGGTAAAGATGTCGTTTCTAAAATAATCTAACGCTCTTAAGAATCTTTTCACCTCATTGAGGTTTCTATTTTCGGGATTTGAAAAATCAAACATCTTATCTAATTGTCCTAAAGATTCTATTTGATTGTTTACTGCTTTAACAATAAGACAAAATGCGTTGAAATTTGTGTTAAGGTTATTTAACATTGACCTACCATCTTTTGTTTCAATTCCGTAGAATCCTGACATTTCTTTTGAAGTGGCGTCAACCCAAAATTGACTAAAGACTTTTTTCAAGATGTGTGTTATACCAGTCTGATAAACATCTTTAATTTTTCTATTATTAATTAACTCATTGTAGAAGGCAACTTCTTTTGGAGAACAGAATTTAGGTTCTTCTGATTCAGAAATAATTTTCGAAAATCCTTCTGATTCTAAAAGTTTTGTTTCTGTTTTCATCTCATACAACTTCGATATAAAATCCCAATTGACAACCTTCCAAAAATTTGAAATGTATTCGTCTCTTTTGTTTCTATATTTCAGATAATAAGCGTGTTCCCATAGGTCCAAACCTAAAAGTGGAAATCCACCACCTTCAATAACATTCATTAGAGGATTGTCTTGGTTTGGTGTTGACATAATTTTTAAACCATTTTTTGCAGTCAGAACCAACCAAACCCAACCAGAACCAAATCTATCTTTGGCAACGGTTTCAAATTTCTTTTTAAAAGTTGTGAATGAACCAAACTCTTTGTTAATTTTTTTATGAAGTTCGCCAGTTAACTTTTTTGGGTTGGGTGTTAACATGTTCCAAAACAAAGCGTGGTTGAATGCTCCACCAGCATTGTTTCTAACTGATTTATCAAAACGGCTAATAGTTTTAATGATTTGTTCTAATTCTAAATCACCGTATTTTTTCTTTGATAATGCTGCGTTTAATTTATCTACATACCCTTTGTAATGCTTGTTATAATGGAAGTCCATTGTTTCTGCATCGATAAATTGTTTGAGGGCTGAGTAGGAATAAGGTAGTTTCTCTATTCCGATTTTTTTCATTTCGTTAATCAACTGTTTTTTTTCTTCTTGTATGTGGTTTTCTTGTATTTGTTTTTCTATCAGTTGAATCTCTTCTTCGATTTTTTTCATGATATTTGATTATCTATTTCTAAATAAATAATCTGTAAGTGCGTTTAATGTCTTAACTCGTTGATTCTTCTTAAAATTTCTTCAGCATAATCTGCAGAATTTACGTTATCTCCCATTACAGTTGAGATAACTTGTTTTTTTGCGTTGAGAATATCGTAGATAATTCCTTCGATTGTATTTTCAAAAATAGGATAATAAACGAGAACGTTATTTTTTTGACCATATCTATAAGCTCTGTCTTCGGCTTGTGAATGGTCGGATGGTAAAAATGATAGGTCATTCATAATTACTGCTTCAGCGGAGGTCAATGTTAAACCAACACCAGCAGCCTTAATGTTTCCAACAAAAACTTTTACTTTGGGGTTATCTTGAAACTCATCAACACTATGTTGTCTTTCTACTTTTGACATCGAACCGTCAACCTTAACCGCAGACTTTCCAAAGTGTTCAACAATTTTATTTAGTGATTCTGTAAAATTACAAAAGATAATAACCTTCTTATCTTGTTCTAAAATATTTTCTGTTAATTCAATCGTTTGTGTAATTTTTTCGTTTGCAATTATCTGTCTTACTTTTGTAAGTTTTGTAAATTGAACTGTTAAGGATTTAGATTCTTCAGGATTTTTTTCATACCAATTATAGTATTCTCCCATAACCTCCTCATATTCTTTTGATTTTAATCTTAGATAGATTGGAGTTATAATTTTATCAGGTAAGTCTAACACATCTTCTTTCAATCTTCTTAAGGTTAGACCTGAGGTTCTATCTCTTAATTCTTCCAAATTAGATGCACCCATTACATTCCATACTTTTCTTGAACCAACTTTGAATTGGTATCCTTGACAGTATCTTATAACATAAGCCATCCAATTTTTTGCAACTGGAGAATCTATCAAACTCAATAAATTATAATAATCAATTGGACGTGATGTCATAGGTGTTCCTGTAAGTAACCACAATCGGTCAACTTTTTTTACAAAGTCGTTGATTAATTTTGTTCTTTGGGCTTGAGCATTTTTGATATAGTGTGCCTCATCAATAACCACCAAATCAAAATTGGCTCCAAGAATTTGCGACTCATCTTTTTTCTTAGCGTCATGGAAATTTTTTATAATGTCGTAGTTTATAATAACAAAGTCGTGTTCTGTCGAAAATTGTTTTCCTTCCGCAATGAAGATTGACCTATCAGAATAATTTTCAATTTCTCTTTTCCAGTTTATTTTCAAAGTTGCGGGACAAATGATTAGGATTTTTTTGGCTCCCGATTCTAATGCAGCAACGATACTTGAGGTTGTTTTACCAAGACCCATGTCGTCAGCTAAAATGAATTTTTTATTTTCAAGAAGTTTTTGGATTGCTTCTTTTTGGTGTGATAACAAAGGTCGTTTAGAATATTTTTCATAATCTACCACAACATCTTTTACAGTATTGTCTTTGATTATTGCTGCCTTTGGTAACCAAAAATCATGAAGCTCTTGTGATTCTTTTATCTTACCCCAAATGTGAAACGCCTTTTCTTTGTCCGCTAATAATTTCTCAACCCAAACTTTTTCAGGAATTTCAGTTAACAATCTATCGTCAGCTAATTTCTGTGCGAAGTATGCGTCGAGGATAACCCATTTCTTTGCGACCTTGGGTTGTTTGTCATGATTGTTAATGATGTATTCAGCCTGACTTCTTGTTGGGTAAAACTTACGATTTATTTCCGATTTTCTTTTTAATTCAAGAATATAATTGTTTGCACCATTATACGTTTCCAAAATAGAAAGTGCTTTAGATTCCATCGATATGGTATTATCACTCATCAAAAAACGATACCATTGGCGTAGTTTATAAAAAGTTCTTCACCTTCTTTGATGTCTCTCAGCGCTTTGAATACAAAAAGACCTAATTCGTTTTCTGTATACCAATTAACATTAGCGTTCTCTGAATGATTATAGTAAGAACCATAACCCGTAACTAATGCGTGAGTTGTCCACCTTTCACCTCTTGGAAAACAGAAAGTATAGTTTGAAAAAGCGGGAACTTGTTCGTTTTTGTTTTGTGGGAATGCTAAGAATGGGCACTCTTCTATTATTTCACCTTTAGATATTCTTTGACTTGAAAAAACACCCAAACCGTGAATTGGACTTTTCTTTAAAATTATTTTTGTAGGTGGTCTTATTTCCATTTGGTGTAAATATAAACAACAATAAAGTATTTATCAATATGGAAAATTTAGTCCCTATAACAAGATTAGGTAAGTTCTTTGGTAGAGAAGATTATGCCTTGGATATCGGTATGGGTGAAGAGTGGTTAATTGGTGACATGAACTTTACCGTTATACTTTATCGTATTGATAGATATAAAACCAAAACTGATGATGTTTATGGTGAGGTTTTGGAAGATGGAATTCAATTCTTAGCACCTGTTGAACTCAAAGGTTATGTTCAGGTTATGGCTCCTACGGGTAAAAATTACGGTAATTCTAAACTTGAATTACAAGAACCTGGTAACATGAAATTCTCAATTTATCAAAAGACTTTGGAAGATTTGCAAGTTGAAATATTCCAAGGAGATTACTTTGGTTACTATGAGAGTGAGGATAGGGTCAGATATTATGTTGTGAGTGATGATGGGTATGTTAGGTCTGATAATAAACATACGTATGGTGGATATAAGCCGTTCTATAGAACAATTGTGGCGACATATGTTAGTGAAAATGAATTCAGAGGGATATAATAAAATATATATAATTTAATAATTAATAGAATGGAATACTTAATTTCTGAAAACCAACTCAAGTTTTTAATCAATGAGATTGAATACGACCCTGAAGTTGAGAAGATTCAAAAAATTCTTGTTAAGAAATATGACTTAGGTAACTTTGGTCCAAAGAATGACGGAGTTGATGGTAAAGCAGGTCCGTTGACAAGAAAGGCTTATCAAAAAGAATTCGGTAAAGAATTAAGTTTGAAAAATAAGACTGATGTTAAATCCCCTGATAAATCTCCTGTCAAGTCAACTGGTTCATTTGATGCAGTATTGGTTGGTGGGTTAGATTATAGAGACGGAGATTTGGATATTGATTCACAAGTAAAATTATTAAATTCAGGATTGGGAAGTGATAAGAAAATAAAAGGTTTCAGATATAGCACTTCAACACGAGATATTGAAGACTTCTTGGAAAAGAATCCAAAGATTCCTGTCTACTTATTTAGTGCTGGTTGTAAAAAAGCAAATGAGTTGGCGGTAAGTCCATATGTGAACAAAAATAAACTTTTTATAATTGAACCATATGCCTTAGGACCAGTTACTAAAAACAATGTTAGAGCGGCTGTAAGTAGTGGGGTTCCTTCGTCAAACGTGTTTGTGGGAAAGTCAGGAGGTAGAGGTGCTGGTGTTGTAAGTGGTGCTAGTTCATCTAACTCGTCATCTCATTGGGGTGCGTTGAAACAAGTTGGATTAATGACAAAATAATTAAAGAATGCCATTACCTAAACAAGTCAAACCAACATTACCATTAGTTCCTCAGAAGACATTGTCTGCAAGGAGAGAACAGTTGTTGGAATTTATTAATAAGGATGGGACTTATCTTCCTAAATCTGTATTACATGCTGATTTGGATAGAGGTATGTTAGATTTTGTTAAAACTGATTTAGAGGTTGTGACAGCAGGTAAAGTTGTTCCTATGGTTGATACTATCATAACAACCCAAAACTGGGCTCAGTATGTTGAAACTGCATTATTCGTTGATTTGGATTTTAACCCTTCACCACCTTTTATCACAGTTGTAAGAAGCCCTGACGTTAAATACGGAACCAATCCTGCATTACAATATACAATTCCTAATAGGAAACAATTTTATTACGCATCAGTTCCAACTTGGAATGGTAATGAACAAGGTATGGACATATACACAATACCACAACCCGTTCCTGTTGATATTAATTATAGTCTTAAGTTTATCTGTAATAGAATGAGAGAGTTGAACCAACTCAATAAAATTGTTATGCAGAAGTTTTCATCAAGACAAGCATATACTTTTATTAAAGGTCAATATGTTCCGATAATATTAAATAACGTAGCTGATGAGTCTCAAATGAATTTGGATTCAAGAAAGTATTATGTTCAAAGTTATGATTTCACCATGTTAGGTTATTTGATTGACGAAGAAGAATTTGAAGTTAAACCAGCAATTGCTAGAGTGTCTCAAGTATTCGAAGTTCAATCTGACATCAAAAGGAAAAAGAGAGACATATATCCTGAGAATCCTGATGAGTTCGGACAAAACTTTTTATTTGTTTCGGGTAATACAGTTCTTAGCGGTCTTGTTGATTATACTGTTGACATGACTTTTATTTCTTCAAATAATATTAATTCGTATGATGTTTACATCAACAACAATTATTATGGAACAGATTTAAATGTCATTCAAGTTACTTTGGATGATATATTGAGAATTGAGGTTATCAAAAACAACAACACGTTGGAGGGTAATATTCTTTTCGAAAACAAGTTAGTCTAGTTCTCTCCGTAGATATCTTTCTTTTCGACACACTTTTCCATTATCAAATTTTCTAAAAACTTATAAATTTTTATCCCTCTCTTGTCACAGTATTTTTTTAGGATTTCGTGTGATTCAGGGGATATTTTTATGTTTTTGATTTCTTTCTTTGTTTTCATGGTAGAAAAAAGGCAGAATTAATTCTCACCGTTTATAAATAGATATCAGAAAGTCAAGTTTTTTCATTCAGATACTAATATTTATCATTAAAATAAATCTGCATTAGAATAATTTAATAATGGCAACAGCACAAGCAAATCAAAAAGTATTCGTTTCACCTGGTGTATACACCTCTGAAACTGACTTATCTTTCGTGGCTCAAAGTGTCGGTGTAACTACACTAGGTCTTGTTGGAGAATCCATCAAAGGACCAGCATTTGAACCTGTATTTATTACCAACTATGATGAATTCCAAGCTTACTTTGGTGGAACAATCCCAGAGAAGTTCGTGAATACACAAATCCCTAAATATGAAGCGGCGTATATTGCCAAATCTTATCTCCAACAGTCTAACCAAATGTTCTTTACAAGAATTCTTGGTTTATCTGGTTATGACGCAGGTCCATCTTGGAGTATAAGAGTAACAGCTAACCCTGACCCGACAACTATCGGTATCAACTCGGCTGTTGCAACAACTCCTTGGAGTGCGTCTTTTACGGGTTCTACTTCAGGAAATACAATTACATTCGTTGGAGGTGCGTTACCTGCACCTGTGGCTTTAGATTTAAACACTCAATTTACTTTATCAAACGGTTCAACTTCAACATATGCTGAAGGTTTTAACACATACGTTGGTAATATAATTGATACTCCTTCTTTATCTGCAACAACAGCAGTTGTTTACGGGTCAATTCCTGGAACTGATTATGCGAATTTATCAGGTTATACAACAATTGTTAATGCGTTTGGAAGTGATTCAACTAATTTAGATAATAACGATTTATCATCTGGAGATAACGACCCTTGGTTTTACGCAACATTTGATATCCCTAATGGAAACAACTATTCAGGATATTCATTTGATTACGTAGTTTCTAATTTAGTTTCTTTAGGTAGCACTGTTTATAGTGGAACAGTGTCAGGTAATAGTTATACTTTTTCTGGAACCGCTTTCCTTGATTATAACAATATGGTTGTAGCTACTTTACGTTCAAGAGGTATTTCTCTTTTCACTAATAGTGCTTCAAGTCCTAATCACGGACCTGTTTATGAGGTTACTGGATTAACTGATGTTCAGTTAGTTTGTTCTGACCAATACTCAGGGGTTACTAAGAATCCTTTTGGAACTTTCTTAGTTTCTGGTGTTACAAAAGATGCAGACACGTTCTCTTTCGAGACATCGTTGTTAGCGTCTTCTTCAAAATATCTTACAAAAGTGTTTGGTATTGATAACTTTGGAAAATCGAGAAATGAAGTTCCATTGTTTGTTGAAGAAATTTATCCAGGTTCTTTAAACTACGCATTCAATCAAAGTTACATTAGAGGTTTGAATTGTGAATTAGTTGCTTTACCTGAAGCAAGAGTTACAAACTCAACAACAACAATAGCTTGGAAATTACAAAGATATCAGTCACCTAAGACTCCTTACTTTGTTTCTGAACTAAGAGGTAATAGAGTTTATAATCTTTTCAGATTTATATCTATTTCTGATGGTGATGCTGCAAATACAGAAGTTAAGGTTTCAATTGCAAACCTTTCATATAATAATATGACATTTGATATTTTGGTTAGAGATTTCTTTGATACAGACCAAAATCCTGTAGTTCTTGAAAAATATACGAATTGCACAATGGACCCAGCAACTAACAACTTTATCGGTGTTAGAATTGGAACTTCAAATGGTGAATACGCTTTAGTTTCAAGATACATCATGGTCGAAATGGCGGACGGTGCTCCTATCGATGCTCTTCCTTGTGGATTCAATGGATACACACAAAGAGAGTATGAAACTGCATCCAACCCTTCACCTTATATTGTATTCAAAACAAAATATAACTTCCCTGGTGAAGTAATTTATAATCCTCCGTTTGGAACTACTTCAGGTGGCTCTAACGCGGTTGAATCTCCAGGTGATGTTGTTAGAAGAACTTATTTAGGTTTCTCAACACAATACGGTATTGATGATTCGTTCTTACAATACAAAGGTCAACAAAACCCTATTGGTGATTGGGCACAAGCAACTGAATCTATTCCTTGGAATTATCTTTCAAAAGGTTTCCATATGGACTCAGGTGCAACCGTTGTAACAATTGGTAATATATACGACACAAGTGGTCAAACTGCTTTTGAGTGTGGTGTTGCTGAATTCAGAAATGACCCAGAGTCTCAGGAAAACCCTTACTATTTTATTTACGCTAGAAAATACACATGTTGTTTTGCTGGTGGATTCGATGGTTGGGATATCTACAGAGAGTGGAGAACAAACGAAGATAGATTCCAATTAGGTGCTTCAGGTTTCATGGCAGGTTTCGCACCTGACCCAAGATACCCAACAGCAACTGGTGATGGTATCTTCAAGAGAATAGTGGTTGAGAATAATAGAAGTGATTTTGCTAACACTGACTACTACGCTTACTTACTTGGTATCTTAAGTTTCTCAAACCCTGAATCTACAAACATCAACGTATTCGCAACTGCATCAATCAACTATATTGATAACTCAAACTTAGTTGAATCAGCAATCGATATGGTTCAATTCCAAAGAGCGGATTCAGTGTATATCGCAACGACTCCTGACTATGACATGTTCTCACCAGATGCTACTGACCCTCAGTTAATTGTTTATCCACAAGAAGCTGTAGATGCTCTCGATAACACAGGAATCGATTCTAACTACACAGCGACTTACTATCCTTGGATACTTGTAAGAGACACTGTTAATAATACACAAATCTATCTACCTGCAACAGGTGAAGTTTGTAGAAACTTAGCATTAACTGATAACATCGCATTCCCTTGGTTCGCATCAGCGGGTTATACGAGAGGTCTTGTAAACTCAGTTAAAGCGAGAGTTAAACTAACTCAAGAAGATAGAGATACATTATATCAAGGTAGAATTAACCCTATCGCAACTTTCTCTGACGTAGGAACTGTAATTTGGGGTAACAAAACTTTACAAGTTGCTGATACCGCTCTTAACAGATTAAATGTTAGAAGATTGTTATTACAAGCTCGTAAGTTGATTTCAGCGGTGGCTGTAAGATTATTGTTCGAACAAAACGACCAAATCGTTAGACAACAATTCTTAGACAGTGTTAACCCAATCTTAGATTCAATCAGAAGAGACAGAGGTTTATACGATTTCCGTGTAACAGTTTCATCTACCCCTGAGGATTTGGATAGAAATACACTTACAGGTAAGATTTACTTAAAACCTACGAAGGCATTAGAATTCATCGACATCGAATTCTTCATTACTCCAACAGGAGCTTCGTTTGAAAATATCTAATACTGATTACAGTATTTCGAAATCCCCCACCACAAATGGGGGATTTTTGTTTAATAAAGGTATTTATATGTTATGAGAAAAAAATTGATTATCAGTGAATCAGAAATCGATGAAATCCGTAGAATGTATGGATTGGTGACAGAACAATCTTCTTCATTCTCTATACCTAAAGAAGTTGCTGGTTTCATTTCAAAAATAGAATCAGTTTTTTCGTATATGGAGCTGGGTAAAATTGTGGGGAAAACATATAATGGTTCTGAAAATTTGAATCTATTTAAAAACTATGTTGAAAATACAATAGGTTTTGATTGTTGGAATAATATGAGTGATGCTTTCAAAGCACAGTTATGGTCTTATGCTTTTCAGGCTGATTCCGGTCAAAAAGGAATGTTTTTTAGATGGGTGGCTGGATTGGCGAACGCAATTGACCCTTCGATTGATAGACTTAGCATTGTTAATAAACCATTGGAAAACAAGAATGTTCAAGACGCTATAAAATTAATTAAAAAAAATTGTTCAAACATAAATGATTACTATGAACAATATTTGAATGTAGTTGATTCTCAGTATAAATCTGGTGATTATAATGATAATTACAAATACATATGGCGATACAGACCAATTGCAATTTCAAGGTTAATGAATGGTGAAAGTTGGAATAAGGTTAAGCAAGATTGGAAATCATCTCTAAACAATGTAGTTACGACTATCCCTTCAAAGGTGGTTGATAAATCTGTTACGAAATCAACTGATAAAGTTGTTTCGGAACCAACGACAAACTCTCCATCAAAAAAGAAAGAAAAGATAACAGGTAAAGATTTACAGGAGTTTTTAGATAACATAAGAAGTAAAACAGTCGGTCTTAAGGTTGATTTCGATTCTGTGAATATTGACATGGATAAACGAGAATTGACTTTTAGTTTAGATGAAACCAAAGAACCTGTCAAAAGATTGACATTTGCTGTTAACCTGAATAATGAGAAAACTTGTGAATCTTGTGTTAACATTGGGGTAAAAAACAATGTTCCTGATGACAAGAGAATTAAAGGAAAGTTTGAAAACGGAACAAGAATGTTTGAGTTATTCGCCCTTTATTAAAAAAGGATATTTATATAATATGTTAAGAGTTATTAAAGAAGGTTTTAAAGAACCTAATAGTCCAGATATGAAATATTATGCGTTCGATTGGGACGATAATATTGTTCATATGCCAACAAAAATCGTTCTTAAGACGGATGATGGTGAAGAGTTTGGAATGAGCACAGAAGACTTTGCGGAATATAGAAGTGAAATTGGTAAGGGTCCTGTAGAATATAAAGGGAAGACTATTGTGGGATTTGCTAACAATCCATTCAGAAACTTTAGAACTGAAGGAGACAAACAATTTTTGGTTGACGCAATGAAAGCCAAACTTGGACCTGCATTCGATGATTTTAGAGAGGCAATCAATAATGGTTCAATATTTGCAATCATCACGGCAAGAGGTCACAACCCCAACACACTGAAAGAAGCTGTTTACAATTACATCATAAATGATTTCAATGGTATAAGTAAGGAGAGTCTTCTGAAGAACCTTAGAAAATACAGGTCGTTCGTCGATGAAGAGGAAATGACTGACGATGAATTAATCAAATCTTATTTAGAACTCAACAAATACCACCCCGTTTCTTTTGGTGACGACAAGGGTGCGGCAAGTCCTGAAGAGTTAAAGGTTATTGCGATGGATGATTTTGTGAGTTATATTAAAGGAATGGCTGCAGTGTTAAATAAGAAAGCATTTCTTAAAAAAGATATAGGTAATAAATTCGTTCCATCTAAACCAGTTATAGGATTTTCAGACGATGACCCTAAAAACGTAGAAGTAATGAGTAAACACTTTAAAGATAAACCAGATAATCTAGTTAAGACTTATTCTACAGCTGGAGGAATTAAAAAGGAAGTTAAATAAAGAATATTCTTTTAGAAAAAAAAGTAAAGTAATATATTTTTCCACAAGACTATATTTATAACATATAAACAAGAAAAAAACAAAACTAATATAACATGG